TTTCTTCGCCCGAAGCCATGACATTGATGAGCCTAAGAGCGCTTGTGATTAGGTCGAACGCTGTCATTTAGGCTCCCTTTCGGCTTGTTTTCGTTGAGCAATGCCAATTGAATGCAAATCTCCCGTAGCCATGTGTTCGTGCTCACGTCGCTCGGTGGCGTCTTTTTGATTTCTTCGCTTGTCATAGGTGTAGAATGGCTCCATTGGGGCTGTCGTCTAACGGTAGGACAGCCGGCAAGTGCATGTTCCCCTACGGCGTAGATTTCTGTTCTATGCGTCTAAGCGGTGCGCAGCTAGAATCGATGTGGCTGCGGTCGTGAGTAGTGGTAGAGGCACATAAGCGAAAACACAGCCGGAAGGTGCGGGTTCGACTCCCGCCCAGCCCCACCAATCAAAGACATCTTGAAAAATGAGGGGCCCAGCCGGTTAGCCAGGCCCCTATGGTGGTTACTGCGCAATGACGCGGCAGGCCAGTTGCGGACGCAGCGTCTTGTAGCCGTACAGCACGTCGATACGGCACGGAATCGTGTCGGTCGAGATGTCGTACTGACGGGCGATACGCATGGAGATGCCGTCCATAACCTGACGAGCGCCCCACGCGCCGAACTTGCTCACGTCCACAAGGTCGGCAGTGACGAAGGCGAACGCCTCCGGGTGGAAGAGCAGCGACTGGCTGTACAGCGCCGAAGCACCGCCGCCAATCTTGACCACGGTCAAACCAGCGCCAACAGCGGTGACGTTCTGGGCTGCCCCAGTGGTTACCGGCGTCGGGGAGATCGAAGCGTTGCCAGCGCCACCTGCGTAGTCAGCAGTAAACACGAACTGCTGCAGGTAGCCACGGTCTGCCTTGGTCTCAGGGTCAACCGCGTTCACCGTCGAGAAGGTAACGATGTCACCCTTCTTGAAGGTGGTTGAGCCAGCGGCCATCACTGCCGTTGCGCTCGCGGAGGTAAGGGTTGCCGTGTAGCCCGTGGTTGCCGCAGCGGTGCCGGACTGGAACGGGTTCAGCACGGTGTTCTCGTACGTGTCGATGCCATTGACCTTGCCGATTTTGCCGGTAAGGTAGGGCTTCGATACGCTCTCCTGCGGGTTGAAGAAGCCCTTGATTGCGTCGAGGAACGAGACGACGTGACCAGAGGTCAGGATGCCTGCGCGACCATCGGAAGGTGCAAGATTCAGATTCAGCATCTTGCGACCGTTGGCGATGTCCTTGTACGACAGGGCAGCGGCGTTGTCGTCCACGGCGTTGTAAACGTCCTTGATCATGCTCAGGGCGTCCGACTCAAGCGTGGTTGCAAGCACCGACATTGCAGGCTTCAGGTAGCGGTTGGAGAACTCGTCAATGGTCAGGGTGAGTTCCTGCGAGGAGAACGTGAAATCCACGCCCTTCTGCGTCGAAACCGTGAGAACCTGGCTGGTTTCCGCGATGTCCTGCGAGCTGATACCCGCGCCCGTGCGAACCGTGAACTGGTTCGGGTTGCGGATGGTCAGGCTGGGTCCGATGCGGCCCGAAGGCGATGCGCCGGAGTTGGCGAACTTGTCGTCGTACTGCTTGTCAACGTTGGAAATGAAGTTCAGGTTGGCGTGCAGGATGCGAAGTGCTTCCCGCGTAATGATTGTGGGGGAAAGAAGAGTCTGGGTCACTGAAACTCCCTAGAGCGCCCTTATTTCCTGTTCTGGATCTCCTGATTGCGCTTCCGCATCCAAGCTTCCGGAGACAGGCTTTCGTCGCTCACGTCAAAGGCCCTCGAACTTCCACCGCCCACCGGGGATGGAGGCTTAGGGGCCTTAGTTGTCTTGGTTTCAGGAGCTGCCGTAAACTTGCCCTTTTCGTCACGTGGCTTGGAAAGTTCTTCCCTGATGCCGCGCTCGTACTCAAACACCTTGCCGATCGCCGCTCGCGGGTTGGTCTCCGCAAGCTTTACAAACTTCTTCAGCTCATCCGGGTCGGAACCGACCACGTAACACAAGTCGATGAACAGATCCGAGCCTGCAAATACCTCTTTGACTGCCTGAGGTATCTTGGCTTCGTTGATCGTCTTCGCTGCCGGAAATATCACCTCGTCTGCGTCGTCGTAACGCTCGCGGGCCTTCTCCAGTGTGCTGTTCAGAGCCTTCAATGCCTCTTGCTGTGCCTGCTCACGCTTCGCAGTCTCAATGCGCTGTTCTGCCTTCCAGTCGGCAAGGTCTTCAACGAAATCCTCGTATGTTGCATACTTTGGATTGCCGCTGCTGTCCTTGTCCTCTGCGGTTGGCTTTGTGCGCGTAAGAGGCTGCTGCGGTACGGGGGACGACTCCGGTTTTACGTCCTGTTTGCCGGCTAGCCGGGCTTCTAATTCCTTGGTTTTGGCGAGTAGCTGTTTGATGCGCTTCTCAGCGCCTGAAAGTTTGGGCGGTTGCTCCTGGGCTTCTTCCGGGTCCGACTCCGGCTCAGTTTCGGGCTCATCGCCCTCGGCTTCCTCCGTCTCTTCCGGGGTGTCAGCGGGTGCCGGGTCCGCTTGTTCGGCTGGCTTGAATCTTGCTGGCAGTTCCCCACTCTGGCGATAGCTGTTGTATTCCTCCAACGTGGGTTGCTGACCTTGAAACACATCTTCTGCGGCAGACGACTCCGCTGCTACCGTCTCATCACTCATTGGTTGTCCTTGTGCCCCGTACGTGGGGCTTACGAGATGTTGCTAAACTTTTTCGAGATGCTTCATCAGGTCGGGAATATGCGCCCCGCTCTCACCGCTGGTCAGCGTCCATGAACCGCCCTCGTGGACCGTCAGCGTCTCACCTGTCGGAGACTTATAGACGTGCTGCGTCTCAGACAGGCTCTCAGGCGTGTATCCGTGCTGTTGAAGGTATGTCTCTAGCGAGCTAGCCATTTGCCCCTGCTGGCTCAGGCTGTAAATCTGCTGCCTGCTGCTGCGATTCCATACCCTGCTGGTGGGCTACATCCTGCGACTCCAGCCCTTGCTGATGGCCTAGCTGTTGCGCGTCCTGCGCGTGTGCGGCCTGCTGTGCGGCCATTGCGCGGTCGTGAGACATGCTCATCACCTGCATCGCCACGTCGTTCACAAAGGCTTGACGCTCCTGTGCGGATTGCGCCTTGGTCGTAATCTCCGCCTTGGCAATGTCTGCCTCTACGTCCAGCTTGTGCAGGGCAAACTTTGCGTTGTTGTCTACGACCTTAGCGGCCTTCTCAAACTCAAGCTGCTTGATCTGCTGCTCGTAGTGCTGGCATGCGGCGTTTAGGGCTTGTATGTGCTGCTGGCCCTGCTGGATTGCAGCCTGTGCCTTCGGTGGAACCGGCTCATCCTCATCAGACTGCAGATTCGGCGGAAGCATCTTCTTGAAGCGATCGGCAACAATGTCCGCGCCCGCCATATCTGAGTTCTTGAAGAGCACATCACCAAATACCGGAAGCAGATTTGGCGCGGACTGCACCAACTGCTGCATCGTGTTGAACGATTCCATACGCTGCGAGTCGTAGGCTGTGCCCATCGACACCACATAGCTCATCTTGGCGTCTTTGACCTTGTAATGCTTGGTCTTGCCGCTCTCGTCCTGGTGCTCTGCATTGATGGTGACTACTTCCTGGGCCTCATCTTCGCCCAGAATCTCAATCTGCCGCTCGGTGTCGTAGATAATCGGCACCACTTCGGCGATGATGTCGCCTGCCTGCTTGAACGAGCGGCCCAGATTGTCCACGTAATGCATCGTGGTCAGGTTTCCCTGGAACTGGAGCGTCTGAATTGCCTTGCCACTGGTCGCGTTGCTCTGATTCCCTAACGATGGGTCGAATTGGCCCGTCGTGGCCTTCATGTCGTCAATTTCCTGCAACACGAAGGACGACAGCGACTGAATCGGTGGCTCGTAAACCTGTCTCTGTGGAGCCGGGGCGGGGTTTCCCGAACTGTCGATGGTCTTGTAGGTCAGGTATGGCCGCTGGACCGTATTCAGCGTCTCCCACTGCTTCTCATAGCCCTCGATCTGGCCAGATGCAATCATGTAAGGCGAGATAGGCGCAGTCGAAAGCGTCTCAGCAATGCGGCTCTTGGAATAGTTGATGAGCTGCTGCGCTGCCTTCTGTGGACGCACTACGGAGAACAGCCGGGGCTTGCCCTCCATAATCATCTGCTTGCCCAGCACGGGGATAATCGGGATGCTCGAACCTGGCCACTCCGTCTCCGTGTCCTTCAGGATCTCAAAGCCATTCGTCTTGCAGAACTTTACGGTTATCTTTGGCCTGCGCTTGCCCTTTTCCTTCGTCTCTTCGACATACCAATACTCGGCAATGCGCACGGACTCAGAGCCAACCCAACCCTCGTTCCTCTGTTCCGCCTCGGCCCATGACAGGCTTGCGAGTTCCGAATCGCCGTAGGTCGCCTTGTACTCATCCTTGGGGATGTCCTCGACCACAAACGCATACTTCGGCTTGCGGTTGAAGCACGCAGGCACCAGAATGCCGTAAATCTGCAGCGGGTCCAGAACGGGGACAACCTTAAGCTCTAGGTCGTCGCTGTCATCGTCGCAGTATTCAGTCAGGAAGCGGTAATAGCCGAAAGATGCGCCTGCGCTGTACTCGATGGCCGTCTCGTAGGCTACTTGCGCCTGAGAGTCATACTGGATATAACGCGCCAGCCCCTCGAGCACTTCAGCGGTGTCCTTGTCTTGATCCAGACGCGGCGAAAACTTGATGATTGGCTTCCGTGTCCGCGCCTCATTGCTCACCTGCTGCACGAACGTATGGCAGCGCGGAAACGACATCGCCGGCCGTCCAGCGGCCTCGCGCTGCATCTTCACCTTCGGCTCCCACTGGTCATCACCGTCAGGCGATGCGAACCTCAGGTCGGAGACGAACTTCTCCCGTAGGTGCTTTTCGTCCTCTGCCGCAGCAGCGAAACGCTTACGCGCTGTCCCTAGGAAATCGTCGTCTTTAGTCGCCATTCGGCTCCAGTTTCCAGCCAATCCGTAGCAGTGACTCCAGCTCGTCCTTATCCTTCGCCGTTAGTTCCTTCGGCGTCTTGCCGTTGTCGCGGGGGTAATACACCTTGACTGGCTTCACTTGCCCGCTACCTTCATGCGAATCTTGGTCGCCATTGCGGGCGTCAATGTCAGCTTCTTTGCCGGTGTCTTAGTTGCCTTCATTTGCTATACCCTCCCATATCCACGGGTCGAACAACTGAATCGCATCGGCGGGGTCCATTCCTTCGCAGCGATCAATAACGATGTCGCCAGCATCGTCAACATGCATAGATACATCTGCGCCGCGCACAAACGTTAGCTTCATTTGGCACCCCATGCTCTAAGAATCGACTCCACCTGCTTGTTGTCCTTTAGCTGCTGGCGGTAACTCCAATCCTCGAACTCGCGCATTATCTGCCAATATTTCGCCACCACTATGCTGTTCGGGTGCACTAAGTTGTTCATGCCTTCATCGCATAGCGAAACGGAACACGAATAGGCAGCATGACCAGTTGCCCGGCCTCGTTGCGCTTTGCACATCCGCGAGCAATCAGGTGATCCTCTAGTGCCTTTAGTGCCTCGCTCATGCCATCCACCCATCTGATCCGTAATAGTTTTGTGCTGCCGCTTCCTTGCGCTCCCGCGCCGGCTCCTTGATGCCTACTGCCAGCGTGCGCAATGCGTCTGCCGGATGCGAGGCATCATCATGCAACGGCTGGCTGCGCGGAACACCTAACGCTGTGGCTGGTCCCCACTGATAGCGCCTGAGGTATTGCAGCCCGTCCGCGCACATGTTGGCGTCAAAGTACAACTGCGGAAAGATTGTGCGGGTTGCGTTGATGCCATCAGCAACGCTTAGTTGACGATTCACCCGCACCTTGAAACCCTTGAGCCTCATAAGCTCCTCAATCGACTTGCCCGTGCCTAAGCTGCGCGTTCCACCGTCCCAAGGCAGAAAGCATGTGCCGTAGACATATCCCCACGTCTGCATCTCGCGGAGGTAATAGTCAATTGCCTGGTGATCGCCCTCGAAGTAGCGGAGTATGCGAATCTCAAAAGGTGTGCGCTGCGCTGCCCAGATACTGACTCGATCAGCAAAGCCTAAGTCCCAAAACGTATCCACCGGCATCAGCGGGTCATACGGAACCGCTCTGATGCGCCCATCCTTCTCTGCCGCCTGAATCTCTGCCTTGTAGATCGCACCTTCAACAGTTGATCGTGTAGCGCCTTCGTAAACGTGATGAAAGGTGTCGTAATCTCTTTCCTTTAGCAACTCAATCTTTTGCTTCGACTCGTTGCTGAGCCAGTTGTTGTCCTTGTACGACATCTTGCAAACGAACGAATTAGGCGGGGGATCAATAACGAAATCCTGATAGACCGCATCCGTCTCAAGGTCGGGATTGAGCGACCACCAAATCTCAGATCCAGCCTTGCGTATCGTTGGCAACAGAATCGTTAGGCTGCGCCGGCTGACCGTTGATGCCTCTTCCCCCCAGAAGATGTCGATTGCCTCATAGCTCTTCAGTGATGAGACAGACTGCTTGCGGAGGCCGGCAAACATGATCTCGGTGCCGTTAGCCCCGCGAATCTCAGATTGCAGCACTTCGTAGAAGTTTTCGAGGCCGAGATTACTGACCTGGTCACTCAGAAGCTGATGCACGGACTCTCGAATCGAGTCCATCGTCTCGCGGCCACACAATATGCGAGGCCCTTCAGTTCTGCCCGGCCAAAGGATGCCAGGGTTGGCCCCGATGATGAGAAGCGCTCTGGCGATAGACCATGACTTGACTCCGTCGCGCCCGCCATAAAGCGTCTTGAACGGGTGAGGCTCGAACAGGCCCGCTAGCTTTTCGGGGAACTCAGCCTTGATCTGTTCCATTCGTCCTTACGAAGGTCACAGCGATTGCAGCCTGAATCGGCCCGCCATCCTTGCCCGCGAGGTTCATGTCCAGCTTTTCTCCGTACTTCTTCGCCGCCAGCTTGGAAAGCAACCACTTACGGGTATCAACGCGAAGCCTTGCCCGCTGCACTGCGACACTGTTCGGCATCTGCAACTCGCCGCTTACGTCGCTACTCTCGTCATCCGCGATCTCGACCAATTCGTCCGCGTAATGCTCAAGAACTTGTTCTTTCGCGCGCGCGTATTGCTCCGCGAACTCTTTGTGCTCTCTCAACCATTTGAAAATGCTAGACATAGCTGGCATTGCATCAGA